GTAGTGATTCAAATTTAGAAAATATTTCATTTATGTAAATGGACGACTTTTCTTTAAACAGTTTACAAGAATCTCGAAATGAATGGTGTTCCCGATTAATAACTGTATTGACACCGTGTATTATTGATGGAGTAAAATCAATATTTGAGGAATCGTGGAAATTATGTATTGAAAATGATGAGAAAACAAAATATTTAATGACATTTCAAAATTTTTTGTCACGAGTTCCGAAATGGAATCCTAATATTATTTCGCAAGAATGTTCTCGTATCAAAGAAAAAAGTAACTGCACTTATATAACAGATTTAATAACATGTGTGCATATTATTCAATTAAAAATGTTGTCATGTATGCGAGTCGGAACAAAACAAAAAAAAATAGATATAAATATCCCATCTTTAGAAGATTTTATTCATCATATTTATATTAATGTTGCACGAAAGGTATATACAAATGTATATTTATTTGAAATAGGAATAACAGCATTGAAGTCTCAAAAAAATTCAAGAGAGTTAGAGATTATTATTAAAGAGTGTATTTTACAGACTATCCGCGAGACTATACCTGTAGAGGAGCTATTAAAATTATACATGAATGAAACTGTAGAAAATGCAATCGAAGTTCACGAAAAACAAGAAATTATTTCACAAGAGCCCGTAATCGAAGAACATAGTGCAGGAAATATATCCAATCCAGCATCGGTTCGTGCCAATGGTATTGTTTCTGCAAAACAGTTAGCGGAAGAATCAGAAACGCTTTCAAAAATTAAAGCTGCTTCAGATGCAGCTTCTAGTGTAACTTCTGGTGCTTCCGGAGTAAGTTTTAATATGGATAATAATGAAGTAATATCGGTTGAAAATATAAGTGACGAAATTCGCAATGATGATGACTATGGCGGCGATGATGATGACGAAGATGATTACGACGAAGATGGAGAAGAAAATGTAAAATTAAGTATAGGAGATAATGTCGAATTAAGTGTTGACCCATTTCCAGCTGATGGTGGAGAAAGCGATACCGATACCGACACCGACAATAATAGCAATGTTGACTTAAATATAGAAGATATTCCCATAATGGATGATTATTAATATTTATTTTAATAATTGTTTTAATATTTGGTTTTATGATTCGTAAAAACTCAAAATAGATTATTCCATTATAAATTAAATGGACAACTTATATGTTTCGGCGGCAATTGTTGCATGTATCTTTCTTTTAGCAAAATTTATTGAAATAAGATTTATTTCAAAACAAAACGACGAAGAAGCTCCCGATTCTAAACCAATGAAGTCCGCTCTAAGAGATGCAGCTATTGTTTTTGTTAGTTATATTTTAGGACATTTTATTGTAACACAATTTAACGAGTCTCCAGTTGTTTTAGGTGTTAAACCAGATGTATTTACAGGTGCACCAGGGTTTTAAATATAATTATTATATTTTCGTTATCAGAATATAATAATTAGTAATATTTGATATATTAAGATATATTAAGGCAATTTTACTCCATATAGCACGGCATTTTATCAATATTTATTATCCGATGCGTAGTTTTGACTTTCTTCTTTGGAAACTCATATGCCGCAAAAATCGGTTTCGATAACTGTGCATGAGGTGTATGATTATGCACATTTCGCGCAATCATTTTATATAATTTGAAATCAGGATAACGTTCTTCGCCGTTTGTCTTATATAAAATATTCCTATTATGATCATCTGTAACCCACTCTACTATTAGTTTCGCCAATGGTTCCTTCTTGCATATTTTGTCAACATCGTTTATATTGTCAATAAAATAATCAAAAATAGAACACCCAAGTCGACACAAATCAAAACTAAAATTCGGTTCTAATCTCGCCTTCTTATCATTAAAATAGGGTTCGCAATTATATTGTGTGGCTGCATCACCTGTCATACTGAAACTGTCGCTACATATGACTTTGGATTTATATTTATAAATAGCGCGTCCAAAATCGATGATTTTAAATGCGCGATTATATGTTGGAACGCGGTAATATTTCTTATTAAAAAGATAATATATATATTCTTTTTCTGTATATATGAACATAACATTATTCGTATGCAAGTCGTTATGTGTAAATCCGAATAATTTTTGATACGTAATAAGTGTCATAATAATTTGCATAAGTGCAGATGTCCATTCATTTTCTGTCATTTCTTTTTCTTGCATCATCAGTGAATCGAGTGTATTGTCGCATTTTTCCAACATAATTGCGGATACGGGAAAATTCTTAATTGTAGCCCACAATGTTTCTTCATCCTCATCATAATCATCTTCATCATATTCGTCATTTTCGCTCCCACTATGAGAGCCGGATTTGTCGTCATTTTCATCGCTGTTATCACCAGAAAAAGAATCTTCAGAAAATGATTTTGATTTATTTTTAGCATTTTTGCCATTTTTTTGTTTTATTTTTTTGCCCCCTGTATCGCGACTACCACCACCACTACGACCACCACCACCATCGCCATATACTGACTCTTCGATATTAAATGTTTCGTTATTTCCGGTTTCATTTTCATTTCCACTTTCACTTGTATAAGATGATCGTGACGAACAAGAACCCGATGTCATCGAGTCTTCGCCATCACTATCGTTATTTCTATTTAAGGTAATTTTACCATCATCTTCATTTATTGCAATTTCTATATCATCTAACGGAATAGCATCAAATAAAGATGTATCAGTATACATTGTATTAATATCAGATACAATATCAGATTCAATATTATTTTGCAATAAAGTGGTAGAAGTAGAGAAAGTAGAGAAAGTAGGGGGAGATATTGAAGATATGGAAGAACAAGACAAGTCCAAAAGAGGCGAGGTATTAAATATTGAATTTAATTCATTATTAATTTTATCAAAATCATCATGAACTATTGTATTGTTAGATTCGTTTATATTATCTGTTTTATCGATAATAATTTTATTTTTTTTATTTCTAGAATTTCTCGAATGTTTGGTTTCACTGCAATTACTATTTGTCTCACTATCGTTAAAGTATTCTATATCTTCAACATCAAAAAGAATAGTTTTATTTTTGTTAAAAAAAGGATTTTTATCTAAATAATCGATATCATCAAATACGTTGTAATAAAATTCACTTTTAATAGCGTTAAATGAACCATAATAATTAAGTCCATGAATAAAATCGTGACAATTTAAAACTTGGCTTGATAAATATGAAAAAAAACCATCGACATATGCAGAATTATTTTTATCATTTGCTTTCAAGTGTCCTTGTTTTTCAAGTTTAGATAATATGGGAATATTCAAAAGCTCCGTATTCGTATTTACATTTACATTTACATTTACATATTTGCCCGACATGTATTTGACAGGATCAATTAATGGAGAAAATTTTATAAAAATTGGTTTATGAACAATGGTTAAAGAATCGGAAGTGCTTTTAAAAGCGTCTACTACAGCAGCCTGTATATTATTTTTATCAACCACTCCAGATAAAGCTGATACATAAAATCGTTGATTCAAATTGATAGAATTATAGTTTGTTTCGTTTAGGTTGAAATAAGTTTCATATAACGGAATATAATTTCTACTACTTTTTATTCCAAGTTCAGAATTTTCTAAAGAAGAAAATAAATCCCGATTGTTTATTTTTCTATAGTGCAAAGAAAATGTATTTTCTCCGAAAACAGGTTGATCATCACCAATATCCATATCTTATTACTTAATTAATTAAATACATATTTTTATTACTTTTTAAACTAATAAACAAACTAAAACAAACTAAAACAAACTAAAACAAACTAAAACAAACTAAATCATAAATATAAACCATAAATATAAAAACAAATATGCGTTTATAAAAATTATATTTTTTAATATATAGTATAAATAAAAACCACACAATAATGAGCGTTGGTTTAGAGTTAGCTAAATTCGATATGCGTTCAATCAGTTTTAGACCAGATGAAAATAAAGGACCAGTTATTGTTTTGATCGGACGACGTGATACAGGTAAAAGTTTTTTGGTAAAAGATTTGATGTATTATCATCAAGATATTCCTATTGGCACAGTTATATCAGGGACAGAGGCAGGAAATGGATTTTTCGGCGAGCATGTACCTAAATTATTTATCCATGATGCATATAATACTGCAATTATAGAGAATATTTTAAAACGACAAAAAGCTGTATTAAAACAAATGAAAAAGGAGATTGAAACATATAAAAGAAGCACAATCGATCCACGAACATTTGTGGTATTAGATGATTGTCTTTTCGATAATAAATGGACCAAGGACGTAATGATGCGTTTACTTTTCATGAATGGGCGTCACTGGAAAGTCATGTTGGTAATTACGATGCAGTATCCGCTCGGTATTCCACCCAATTTGCGAACAAATATAGACTATGTTTTTATTCTACGTGAGCCGTATATTGGAAATCGTAAAAGAATTTATGAAAACTATGCGGGTATGTTTCCAACATTTGAAAGTTTTTGCCAGGTTATGGATCAATGCACGGAAAATTTTGAATGTCTAGTAATAAATAATAATGCAAAGTCAAATAAATTACATGATCAAATATTTTGGTATAAAGCACAAACACATGGCCCGTTTAAATTGGGTGCAAAAGAATTCTGGGAGATGTCTAAGGATATACATTCTGATGATGACGAAGAACAGTATGATCCTTCAAATATAAAACGCAAAGGCCAAGGGCCTAAAATCAAAGTGAATAAAAATAAATGGTAATAATTTTTATATAAGATTAAATTTAAAATAATAGATAATAAAAATAATTTATTTTAAAATAACAAAAATATTTTAAAATAACAAAAATATTTTAAAATATACTAAAATAACAAAAATATCGTATTTATAATTTTATGTGAAGCTTGATTTAAAGATTTACTATATTCTTCCGGATCATCGCTATTACTTAAAATAACCCCAAGTGTAATACATTGTATATTAAAATAGTTTGAAAGTAAAATTGCTATATAAATACTTTCATTACCTGTCAATATTTTATTAATACTGT